GAAGGGAGACCACCGCCCATGACCGTCGACCGCAATATCACCAGTGCCTATGTCGATGACATGGTCGAGGAGAAAAATGCCTCTCTCCGTCACCTCACCTCGATCGGGGCGATCCTGGGCGGTCGATGCTGGGCAGACCCGGCCGCCAATCCGGCAGCCGAGGTCGCACAGCGCAAGGCCTCTTTGGAACTTGAATTGACCCTGGCCTGTCCGGTGGAACGGATTACTTTCCGGTCGCGCCTGGTCAACGACTGCATCGACGAGATTTGCGCCCGACCAGTCAGCGCGGCCTGATCCTGCCGCCTGCCTCTCCGATCCTCCCGCCGACTGACGGCCCGCCCGGAGCCTTGCCTCCCGGCGGGCCGTCGCTTTTTCCGGAGACGGACCCGTGATCCCCAAGATCCTGAAGAACTTCAACCTGTTCGTCGACGGTCGCGGCTATGCCGGGCGGGTCGATGAAGTCCAGCTGCCTGAGCTGTCGGTTCAGACCGAAGAGCACCGCGCCGGCGGCATGGATGCGCCGGCCGCCATCGACATGGGGCTCGATGCCCTGACTGCGCAGGTGACCTTCGCCGAGCATGCCGCCGACCTGTATCGGCTGTGGGGCCTGAGCGAAGGGGCATCGGTGCCGTGGACCTTCCGCGGCGCCCTGGTCGCCGATGACAACACCGTCACCCCGATGGTGGCGGTGATGCGCGGCCAGATCACCAAGCTCGCCTCCGGCTCGGCGAAGGTCGGCTCCAAGGCCGGCCCGCAGGCGACGCTCGCACTCCGCTACTACCGGCTCGACATCGACGGCACCACGGTGATCGAGATCGACGTTGCCAACATGGTGCGCCGCGTGGGCGGGCAGGACCGGCTCCAGGCCGTCCGCACCGCCCTCGGCATCTGATCCTGTGAAGGGAGACCACGGCCCATGACCGTCGCCCGTACCGTCACCATCCCGCTCACCCTGCCGGTTACCGTCGAGGGCAGCGATCATCGTCAGCTGATCATGCGCCGCTCCAGGGTGCGCGACCGGCTCCTCGTCGACCGGCTCGGCGGCAGCGATGCCGAGAAGGAGGTCCGCCTGTTCGCCAACCTCTGTGAGGTGACACCCGAGGTGATCGAGGATCTGGACGAAGCCGACTACGAGGCGCTGCAGCGTGCCTATCTGGGTTTTCGGAAAGTCCACTCGAAGACATCCGAACCGCCTGCGTGACCCTGGGCCTCGCCACCGGGTGGGGGCTGGGGGACATGCTCGACTTCGACGAAGCCGATCTGGAGGCCTGGCTCTCGACGGCGGCGCGGGTTCAGGCGCACGGACGGGGATAGATCCAGCTGGGCGCCTCGCTTGCGAGGCGTTCTGCGATCGGATCGCGTTAACCGGGGCGCCGCTCCAGCACCCGCGACACCAGCAGGGCGGTGAGCCCGGCAAGCAGACCGTGCGCCCAGGCCCCGGCCCATGCGTCGGTGAACGGCTGCCCGTCCGCCAGCCTGAGAAGCGTCTCGGCCGGGACCCACACCAGAAAAACGAGGTACTGCATGGCGTCCAATACCGTTGTTGGGGCCATCTCCGTCGCGATCGGTGCGACGATAGGGGCCGGGTTCAAGACTGCCATCTCCCAAGCTGAACATCAACTTGGGCGCTTGGGTGATGCGATCTCTCAGGTCCAGGGGCAGTCCTCGAAACTCGCTGCCTTCAAGCGCCAGGAGGCGGCGGTCAAGGCGGCGGGCAAGGAATGGCTGGCAGCCAGGCAGCGGCTGGAAGAACTCAAGCGCGAGATCCGCGAGACCGACCAGCCGACCAACCGGATGCGTCAGGCCATCGTGCGTGCCGCACAGGCGGCCGACGGTGCCCGCGGGGCCTACCTCGCCCAGAAAACCGCGCTGGGCACCATGCGGGCCGAGATCGAGCGCGCAGGCATTTCCACCCGCAACCTGACGGTCGAAGAACGTCGCCTCGGCGCGACGCTCGATACCCTGAAGAAGAAGTACGAGGCGCTGGCGCAGACCAACGCCCGCATCGACGCGGTGAAGGAGCGTCGTGCCGATCTGCGTGGGCAGGCGATGGACGTGATTGCCTTGGGTGCTGCCTTCGGCGCACCCATCAAGGCGGCCATGGACCTTGAATCCGCCCAGGTGCGCCTGGGAACCGTCATCAATGCCACGGCTCAGGCCGGGGAAACACAGGCACAGGCGGTCGCCCGCGCCATGGTCGAGGCCCGGCGGCAGGCTGTGGCCTTCTCCAGCGGTGGCATGACGACTGCCAACGAGATGATCGACATTCAGTACGCGCTTAACAGCGCCGGTCTGGAGGCCGGGGTGGCGAAGGCGGGCGCGTCGGTCGTTGCGAAGGTGGCGACGGTCACCAATGGCGTGCCTGAGCAGGTCGGCGAGGTGGTTGCCACCGTCTTCAACAACATGGGGTCGCAGTTCTCCGGCGCAGCCGAGGAGAAGATGCAGCGCATCGGCGATCTGTTGACGCGCACACAATTCAAGTACCAGATCCGAGACTTTGGCCAGTTGGGCGAGAGCATGAAGAATGCCACGCCGGCCATCCTCTCGAACAACATGGCGCTTGAGCAAGGGCTCGCGCTGCTGGGTGCTCTGAATACTGCCGGCTTGCAGGGCGGTGAGGCGGGTACCGCCCTGTCCGCCACCTTGCGCCAGATGTCCAAGGCCGCGCAGGAAGACGGCTTTGATCTGGCGAAAACCAAGGACAACCAGTTGGACATGGTTGCCACCATGGAGAACATGGAGGCGGCCATTGGCGGCTTTGGCGAAAGCATGGATCAGGACGTCAAGGACAAGCTCCAGCAGGTGTTCGGCGACGAAGGCGTGAAGGCGGTCCACCTGCTGGGCAAGGAACTCAGCCGTCTGCGCAAGGATCAGGATGATCTTGCGACCAGCAGCCGCGGCATCGTGGACAAGGCCTACGAGGGCTTCGTGAAAAGCTCGGCCGGGCAGATGAAGATCCTCGGCAACAACGTCACCAACGCGGCAGCGGCGTTCGGTACTCTTCTGCTGCCCGGCATGAACGCCGTCATCACGCCGCTGGTGTCGGTGGTGCAGGTCGGGGCCAGCCTTGCCGAGAACTTCCCGATCCTGACCACGGCGGTGATCGGTGTCGCAACCGGGCTCGTCGGCCTCAAGCTTGCCTCCATCGGCCTCGGCTATGCCTGGACCTTCGTCTCTGGTGGGGCCCTCGTGGTGAAGAAGGCGATCCTGGGGGTACAGGTCGCGTATGCTCTGGCGACCGGACGCACCGTGGCGTTCTCGGCCGCCACCCAGCTGGCGAGCGCGCGCATGGCGATGATGGGCGCAGGTGGGGCGATCCGTTCGGCGATCGCCGGGGTGACCGCGTTCGGCGCCACCCTGTGGGGGGTCGCCGTGCGGGCCTTCCCGGCAGTCATCACCGGCCTGCGCGCTTTGGGCGTGGCCTTCATGACCAATCCCATCGGCCTTGTGATCGGCGGGATCGCCCTGGCGGCAGGCCTGATCATCTCCAATTGGGAGACCGTGGGGCCGTTTTTCGAACGCCTTTGGGGCGACATCACCGGGGCGCTGGGCGTGGCGTGGGAATGGATGAAAACCATCCTGTCCTGGACACCGGCCGGATTGGTGGTGCGGCTGTGGCAGGCTCTGCCCGACGGGCTGGCGGGGGTCTGGTCGGCGGTGGTCGATGGCGCATCCGACGCCTGGGACTGGCTCAAGGCAGCTATCGCCTGGAGCCCCGCCGACCTGGTCACAGAGGCCTGGTCGGTGCTGCCCGATCTGCTGGGCGGGATCTGGGATCGTGTGCTGCAGGCCGCGTCTGCCGTCTGGTCACGTGTCTCGGAACTGGTTACGGCGCCGATCCGATCGGTGCGCGACACCCTGGGCAAGGCCTGGAACTGGGTGACCGGGGACGGGGGCGGCACCGCCGCGGGCGCGTCTGCACCTCCGCAGCCTTCTTCGACAGGCGGCTCCGGTCCGGCCGGAGGCGTGGCGGGGCTGGCTGCCCGCACCGGCCGCGGCCTTGCGGCGACGGCTGGAACGGTGGCCGCGCTTGCGGCGCCGGCTTCGGCCGCCCCGCCGCCGGCGGTTGTGGATGGCGGCATCAACATGACCGTCAACTTCTCGATCACCGCGGCGCCCGGAACGGATCCGCAGGTTCTGGCGACCGAAATCCGCCGGCAGATCAATCAGGTGCTGCGCGAGGCAGAGGCCCGCCGGCGGGCGGCCAATCACGACTAGACGAAAGGGGAGGGGCGGAATGACCACCCTTGTGATGCTCGCGCTTGGGGAGTTCCGCTTCTCGATCGCGACCGCGGCCTATCAGACCCTGCGCCGGGCCGCCGGGTACCGCTGGGCCGCGATCGACCGGATCGGCCGCCGGCCGGCCCTGCAATGGATCGGCCCCGGCGCCGAGACCATCGATCTGGACGGCATCATCTACCCGCATTATCGGGGCGGCCTGGGCCAGGTGCCCCGACTGCGAGCCCTCGCGGCGGCCGGCACGCCGCAGGTGCTGGTCTCAGGGCTGGGCGAAGTGCTGGGGCGGTGGGTGGTGACATCGGTCGAAGAAAGCGGCACCCGCCATATCCCCGAGGGCGCGCCCCTGCGGATCGACTTCCGGATCTCGCTCTCGATCTATGGTGACGACGGTCCCGGCACCGCTGGGGCGACCGCGGTCACCGAAAATGGTGCTGCCGGCCGGGAGGTGCGGTGATGCTGCGCTATCTCACCCGCGACGGCGACATGATCGACGCGATCGCCTGGGCCCATTATGGCCACACGGCCGGCGCTACCGAAGCGATCCTGGCCGCGAACCCGGATCTTGAAGCTCGCGGGCCGAAGCTGCCTGCGGGGATCGAGATCCTGCTGCCCGAACTGGCACCGGCCGAGGCGCCGACGGGGCGGGTGCGGCTG